GCAGTGTATCCAATTTGGCTATCCAAAATTTAAGTGGTCCGTATATAACTAACACCCACGGAAATGGCGTGTCCTGTCAAGGTTCTACCCTATCTATAACACCCTTTATCACATTACAAGATTCATGGAAAAATCCCTATGAAAAAATGTATAATGATCCAGTATTTGATAACTCGGATACTAATAATGATGGCGTATTAGATAATCCTGGAAGTATATTGTATGAGAAGCCTGTAAGAACTGGACAAAAATCTAATCATAGTATTGGATATGGAGTGAGTTTAAATATAACCATACCTTTAGATAAACGTCACAACGAGGGTTGTTTAGCTGCTGCCACAACTCAAAATAAATTAAACCAACAACTATTAGCTAACAAGCGATTAGATTTTGAAATGGCAAGATTGAAACATTGTGCTGAGCAAAAAAAACTTGGAGTAACCTTTCATCCTTCTAGTCCAGCTGCAAAAATTTGTTCAGATATTGTAGTTACAAATCCTCATGGTGTCATTCCTAATCATCAGCATGAGATTCCGAAATAAGTTTCTTTTTTCTTTTTAAACCTTTAAATCTTTCTGCTTTTTTTTTACCTAACAAAGCTCTAATTCTTTTTATTAATTGCTTTATTAAAGGCTTTATTAATCTTAATAAGATGGGTGTTGAAGCTGCAGCTGCCGTTGCTACGACTGCTATTGCAGCTGTTGTACTTACTTGAGATGTGGTTGGTAATAATTTCTCAACTTTTGTAGTGTCTTCGTATAAAACTATACAAGTTTTTTTATCCTCACTAAGTTTATGTCCGACTACCTTTTCATTTCCATTACGTGTTAGTGCACCCACTCTAGGTTGATTAGGAGATGGACAAGGAACTTCTGTTTGAGGTTGAGGTATATTATCTAAATTTGGTTCAGGTGTATCTAATTCTGGAGAAGGTTTAATCGTAGGAACAGTAGGCTCTTCTACATAAATTAAATTTTCTGGCTGATATTCCATAGGAAAAAAATATGGAACATCACCATCACATAAAGTTCTCGTTCCTCTTTTATCTTCTTCAATTAATTTTAAAGAATTTTTATTAGCAGGGTTAAATTTTATACATCCTGGAATATCCACAATAGGAGAACCAATCTGTAAACTTACTGGAGGAGTTGTAGGTAAAGAATGTATAGGCGTATGAATATGACTATTTATAGGAATTATTTCTAAATTATTTATATTTATTTGATTTATTTCTGACAATTTTAAAAAGGACTAGGGATTTTAGGAATTACATCACCAGTCGCATCAGGTATTGGTAATGATTCTCCTATGCTCCCTGTGACAGCTTCTAGTGCCTTTTCCTGTATGCTATTGATGATTGCATCTTTATTTAAATAAATGCCTAATGTAGCTCCTACAACAGTCAAAGAAACAACACCCGACGCAACAGCTATCGCATTAATAATTTTTTGCATTTTTTTAAAAAATCTTATATTTTTATTCTACTAAAAAATAAAAAACTAACCAGTCTAATCAGCAGCTTCGGCTGTATTTCCCTCTGCTATCCACTTAAGGTATTCTTGGTAGTCGGTGTTTGCTGGATCGAATGGAATCGCCCCTTTTGTCTCATGGAAAACTCTGTTATCTAATTTTCCTGTATAATGATCTTTTAATAGTTTATACTTAGCCATAATAATCTCCTATAATTCGGCATCTGCTGTAAATTGACCAGCATAAAACACATTAGATGTAGCACCACTTACATGGGGTAAAAATCCATTAGCTGAAATGTGTCCACCTACAGACGTTTGGTCAACTCCATCATTCCATTTTCTAAATTTATTTATTGCACCAGTAGTTGAATACATTACTATAGTAGGAGATGCTCTTTTAACAACTTTAAAATCTATACCGGGTTGAAAAGAATATCCATCAGGTGTTGTCATAAAGTAATGGGAAGAATTTGCAGCACCCGGATATGTACCACCAACAAAGTCATATGATGTTTCATAATACCTCTGACATAAAGCAAGCTCCTGACCGAATGACCTATGCTCAAAATCTGTTGCCACGCTGCCTACTTCTAATTGAACTCCTGTAAGGAAAAATTCATTTGATGTTGAATCTGCAAGGTTTACATTTGAACTTGAAACTCTATTTGCATTAGCCTTTGCTGCCCAACTAGAAGTATTGAAAGTTCCACTTGTATATCCTGATCCTGCTCCTAACCAAATATTAAAAGTTAATGATTGAGCATTATCATTATCAAAAGCACCTGTTGTGTCGGCTGGAAAAATTAATGAATAACGATTCCAGTTTCCGTCTGATACTGTAAATGTTTTACTGGCTATTCTATTATTATCGTTATCATGTATTTCAACAGTATAAAGTCCAGATTTATTTGTTTTTACATAAAAAGAAACAGCAAATTGTTTTGCAGCAGAAGTGCCTTTTGCAAATGCTTGACAATCCTGACCTTCTAATTTCTGTCTTAGAAGAAGATAATCATCTGCTGCTAATGATGAATCAGCAGTAGTGCAATCTAACTTAAGTGAATTTCCGAAACCATCTGGAGTGTCAGTTGATTGGGATATACTCCAAGTACCTCCATTGTTAAGGCCAAAAATCCATCTATCCAAGGTATAATTTGAACCTCCAGAATTTATACCTGTTTGGTTACCTCTTTGATTTACTCTAAATTCTCCATTTATTAAAACATTTCTATTACTTAGGTTATTAGTAATATTAGCAGTACACGTTCCATCAGAATTATTTACAGTAATAGCAGCAGCACTAGCTCCTACCCCTTTTATCGAATTTACTTTGATTTCACTCATGGTTTTGGATTAGCGTCCTTTACAGCTTTAATATGTGTTGCCCATGTTCCAGTAGTATCTAACTTACCTGCTACCAAGTCTTTGTAGAGCATGTCGAGCTGATTACCCACCGTGTCATACTTTGTAGATCCATTAGTAGTTCTATCTGATTGATATTTTATTGCTGCTGCAGCTGCATTTAATGAAGCTCTTGCGGTTGCGATTTTGTCGGAGTCGAGACTAACAGAGTTTCCACTAGCATCGAAGGCTCCTGCACTGTCATCTATAGAAACTACAACACCTTTATAAGCCTCATAAATGGCTTCATGATCTAATGCCATATTAAAAATTCTTTTATTTACTTATTTTAGAGGAACTAAATATATCAACTTCTATGCTGCTACCTCCTGTGCTGTAATGCTAGAGCTAACTCTTTGATTTGTGGCAGAGTTAGTATCATTATAATTTCTATTAACTACAACAGTACTACCATTATTATTTCCATTAACTATTTGTACTTTATAAGTCACAGAGCTAGTAGTATTTGGTGAATCTAAAAATTGTATATTAGCTGTTGCAAATCCAGCGTCATCACTACCAGTATATAAAACACCAAAAGATGCTTTTCTATTACCTACATCTGTAGCGTTACCTATCGGTGTACTGTCACGCAATAAACGAACTGGTACACGTGCCGAACCACCTCTACCACTTCCAGTAATATCTACAGTGACTAATATTTTACTAGAAGTAGAAGAAGGTGTTATATCTACGCTTAAACCAGTAACATCAGTAAAAGTACCACTTGTTGTTGTAAATGTATCAGTTTTAGTTGTTGATTTTACTTGAAGAATTTTACCTCCATTTAAAGTAAGATTATGTGTATCAGGTAAAGTTAGTACTCTTGTATTTCCACTAGAAGAAGGAGCCTTAATTTCAAAAGTACCTCCTCCAGAATCAGCTGTTAATTTAATACTACTCATGCTGCTACCTCCATGCAAGTGATGTAGCTAGTTGTTCTATTTCCATCACCTGTATTATCAACATCATTTTCTTGATAATTTATTCTTAATTCGTGATTTTCGGGATGACATTGTATTTTGTAATTTATTGTGTTACCTACGGAATAAGTTGGCGTATCTAAAAGTTGAGTATGAGCAGCTAATGACATTAAATTAGAGTTTGAACCATCTGCTGTGTATAAATGACCAGAAAAAGATGAAACATTTCTTGCACTAGCAGCATCAGCTTTTCCTATATCTTGAGCAGAGCCACCTATTGTTCTAACTATTTTTCCAGCACCGCCTGACCCTTTAACAGTATATCCAGAATATCCTGCATAAATTAAAATTTTACTCCCTGCTGCTATAGGAGTAATATCAACAGCAACACCAATATCTACAAAACCATTATTGGAAGAACTAAAAGTATCAGTCTTTCTAAATTGAACAACTTGAAGAATAGCTCCAGCACCTCTTTTAGTTGCGGTTACAGCACCATTAGCAAGCATATCAGTATCAACAATACCGTCAGGTAGTCCTCCTACTGAGACTCCTGTTACTGTTCCTGATCCATTAATTGTAATAGGCATAATTTAAACCACCGTGTAGACTGAACCGCTAGGTATCGTGAGGGTCACGCCTGCGTTTATTGTTATTGGACCAAAGCTACCAGCGTTGCAAGTAGATCCAAATTCGGTTCCAATTGTGTAATTAGTTGTAATTGTCTTCCCATTTTCTATTATCACCTTGTCAGACCCACCTCCAACAGCTCCACCTCCGGATTGATCTACAAACGAGAGAGTTCCTGCACCATCTGTGGCAAGCACCTGGTTGGCACTCCCAGTGCTGGTGGGGAATTGAGCTACCTTTGTACCATTAGATGTAATAGCTACAGTTCCAGATCCAACACGAAATAATCCCGTGTCTGTATCATCTGAAAAAGTTATAGAAGGAACTGTATTTGTTCCGTCAGGAAAAGTTCCTCCAGCATTTAAATAATCAGCAGATGCAAAAATTACTCCGAAGAAATTTTCTCCAGATGCAGGAGCAGAGCTAAAAACAATATTTGTTCCGGATAATTTAAATCCGGTTGTACCAGATGAATCTGGTTCTTGAATTACACCACCTACAGATATAATTAATTGTGTTTCATATTTAGGAAAAGGAACTGGTGCAGCTCCACCTACTAAAAGAGAAAATGATGTTGTACTCCCATTAAACGAACTTGATATATCATCAATCGTTTTGTAATCATTATTAGCCCTTATGTCATTACCAATATATGGCATGATTACTTAAATCTCTTATTACTTCTATTATTTTACAGAGGGTAATTTTTAGAAATTATTGCTAATTTTCGAAAAATTTTAAGTATTAGGACCAGCTGTTGATGGTTGTGTAGGCCATACAACATCATCAGGAGTTTGATCTTTATAAGTTTGAGGAATATCTCTTATGTTTTGTCTATATGCAGCCCACTGAGCTTGATCTACAGTAGCTCCAGTTGTCATTGTCCAATCTGTATCTCTTAATATTTGATCTCTTGTAGATCTGATATCATCCCAAGTTAATCCATCAGGTTTCTCTGCTGTGTTTCCCTCTGCTACCCATAATAGGTACTCTTGGTAGTCGGTATTGCCTTCTGAAAATGGGATAGTTGAAATCACTCCATCAGGTGTGATTCTACAAATAGCATCATCAACTTGTGTGCCATCTGGACGTTTGTAAAATTTGTAATTCATAGTTCTGCTACAGCTTGAAACTGAAATCTTATATATACGTTAGCACCTACTCCAGTACCATCATCTTGACGATGAGCAAAGAAGTTTTTTTCGCCAATATAAGTTGCCTGTCCAGTACCTACCCCACTATCAGCATTTATTTTTCCAGTAGCACCAGTAGTAGTGCTATAGAGAGTTACTGTTGGTGTAGTTCTCATCCTAACGGGTAATTGAACAGAATTACCTGCATAGTTGATAGCAGCGTATGCGGTGTTAGAAATACTACCAATGGTCGTAGCAGTTCCTGGAGTAGTTGAATAGTCATAAGATTTTTGATAGTATCGCTGACAAAGTTCAAGCTCCTGACCAAATGACCTATGATCGAACTCAGTCGCCACGTTGCCCACTTCTAATTGAACTCCTGTAATAAAGAATGTTCTAGCTGTGCTATCAAAGATAGATGATATGCCTACTGCTCTATTGGCACTTGTCACTGCTGCAAAAGCACTAGAGTTTAATGTTCCACTTGTATAGGTTGACCCAGCATGTAACCATATTCCCAGTTGTAAACTAGCATTATTATCATCATCAAAAGCACCAGTGGTATCAGCAGGAAACGTAAGCTCTACTCTTGTCCAATTTGTTGTTACAGAAAATGTTTTTGATATTTGTCTATTGTTATCTAAATCATAAATCTCAACAACATACGTTGCACTAGCATTACCTTTAACATAAAAAGATACAGTAAATTGTTCTGCATCAGATGAACCTTTTTTTAGTTGTTGTAAGTTTTGACCTTCAATTTTTTGTTGAAGTATAAAATACTCATTACTACCAATGCTAGTGTCTGCTGTAGTGCAACTAAATTTCATAGCATTAGCAAAACCATCATGCACATCTGCAACTTGTTCCATAGTTACACGACCTGCTGTATTAGAAAAGGTAGTTCTATATCTGTCAAGAGTAAAATATCCTGCTGATGTACCTAACCCAGTAGAACTTGTACCTCTCTGAGCAACATTCATCGCACCATTAATTATTAAATTTTTATTGCCACCGCCAGAGGAACCTAATAAAGGTTTTATATCATCTGTTAAATCTTGTTTTTCAGCTTCTGTAAAGTTTGTATTCTTTACATTTGTAGAAAGTCTGTCTGAACTTACTGTATTAAGAGCCATGTGTTATACCTCCTTAAGTCTGTTCTAAGTAACTTACGGTTACATCTAAAGCACTAGCTGTCCCTGCTCTGACTCGTAAAACATCATTGGATTCCATAATTATTTTTGAACCACTAATTATTTCTAAAGAGGATCCTGCAGGAACTGGAGCATTTTTTATAAGGTGAACATTATCACCTGCTGTAACGAGAAAAACATCAGTTTGAGCACTCGTCCCTGTTTTGTTAGAGATTAAAATACTAAGTATAACTAGTGTTGCTGAACCTCCTGCAGTAACAATATTTGTGTTAGTGCTTGTCACAGCATCAGTAACTACGCTTGATTTCGTATCACTTTTGAAGGTATTTGCCATATCAGCCGAGAGCGAGAATTAATGCAATGTTATCGGTAAAGTCTGTTGTTGTAGCAGATAATGTTCCTTGCACAGTAACATTACCTGGAATTGTAACTGACCCGTTAGAATCTATTGTAAGACGTGCAAATCCGCCAGTAACTAATGATATCTCATCACTAACAGGACTAATTAATCCTGTATTTGGATCTCCTTCAAATTTTAAAGCACAATTTGAGGCTGAAGCTGATTTACTAAATGCACAGTTTGAACCATCTTGTCTAAGTAATGGAAATCCTCCGGTTGTAATTGCATCATGAATAACAACAGTTCTTAATGAAGTATCTACAGTTACCTCTCCATCAGCTCCTCTAAAACCTGAATGATCTGCTGTTGTTCCTCTTCTGAATTGAACTTGGGTTGACATAATACTATCCTAAAGCCACTGCGATTGCGGTAGCAAAATCCTCCGTTGCAAAGGATCCTGACATATTAATTGTAACTTTGTTACCTGTTGCAGCGGTAGTGATATTGGTTCCACCCTCAATATCTAAAACTTCTGAATTAAGATCAATAGCAATTGTTCCAGAGTCAGCCTCAATATCTAAATCTTCAGCAGTAATCTGAGCGTTTACATAAGCTTGAGTTGCTATAGTTCCATCGGCATCAGGAAATGTTAATGTTCTTGTATTACCACCTGTAATAGAGGCAGAACTAAAAGCTCCAATTTTCGTATTATCTGAATTATTTCTAATTCTGAATCCACTGTCATTCGTGATTACGGCTGTAGAAGTTATGGATGCTAAGCCAGTAAATGTTGTAGCACTTCCTCCAAGAGCAAGTCCAGTACTACCAATAGTTAAAGAACTATTTGCAAGATTACTGTTAGCAATTGAAGATCCAGTAGTAAGAACAGTTCCTGTCTCAGCTGGAAGAGTAATTGTTACATCAGCAGTCGATGCAGGTCCTTTTAATGTTGCAGAATTTGTTCCGTTATCAGTATCTTCTTTAAAAATTATGCTTCCAGCACTAGCTGAAGATCCTGTAAGGACAGGAGCGGTAAGACTTTTATTTGTTAAAGTTTCTGTACCTGTTGTAGAAACTAATGTAGCATCTGAAACAGCCGTATTAAATTGAGCTAATGTTCCAGTTAAAGTATTATTTGCAAGGTTGACAGATTTATTGGTTAAAGTTTCAGAACCCGTTGTAGAAACAAGAGTTGCGTCAGTAACAGCAGTATTAAATTGAGCAAAAGTTCCAGATATTGTATTATTTCCAAGAGTAAGAGTTTTATTTGTAAGAGTTACAGAATTAGTTGGAGTTACTGGATAAACAATATCGCTTGTTAATGCAACTGTTCCTCCTGCATCAGGGAAAACTATACCTCTATCTGCGGTAGGATCAGTAACACTAATAATTGTTTCAAAGTCATTAGCTGTAGACCCTTCGAAAATTATCTGTCCTGATTGAATATTTATAGCATTTGCATTACCAGCACCAGTTCCTACAATAAGGTCGGACATTACAAGTTGTCCTAATCCTGCAAAGTTTGTGACTGTTGCACCAAGACCAACGGCTGTGCTCCCTATTGTTAAAGATGAATTAGTTAATGAGGCATTTGGTATGTTGGCAAGACCAAATGCTCCTGACGATGAATTATATGTCAATCCCTGAGAACTATTACCACTTACTGAACCTCTGGCTCTCGTTTGTGTAAAATATTCATTTGTGCCCTCACTTAAATCGGTAGTGCTATTTCCAGCAAAATCTAATTTATCAGAAGAAGAATTTAACTCCTGAAAAAGACCAGAAACAAGTACTAACGCCTTCCTAGTTGCCATTTAATATCTCGATCAAGTTCTTTACTAAAAGAACTTATTTATATTTATTTTACGATGACCAAGCTTCAGACTATTTCTATAGGAGGCTCTGTTTTAACTACTAACGAAGCACTACTTGCAGCTTCACCTACTCTAGTGACAAAGTGTCCCGAACTTGATGGAGGAGTTTTGACTATAGCTCCGGCAGAACTAGCAGATAAAAAATAATGATCCCCAGCATCTAAACCAGATACAGGAGTTACTCCTTCTACAATACATCTGACTAAACTTCCTGCAGTGACAGTCGTTTCTACAAATCCTACAACTCTTGCTTTATCTTGAGTATCATTAGCAATTGCTTTTCCTAATTGTCCATCACTAGCTCTAGAAAAAACAGCATCTCCCTGATTTAAATTTTCAAAAGCATTAGCTGCAAACCCATTTATCTTATTTGCTACCTGACCTGGAAAATTACTTTTTAAATCTAATAATGCTTCAGTAAGACCCTGAGCATTAGGTGCATAAGGACTGTAAGACATTAACTTAATTTAATAGGTGGTTCAATTTGAATAGATAATTTTGTATTTGTTGCAGCTTCTCCAATTCTTACGACTGCTTGTCCAGCAGTAGATGGAGGGGTTTTGGTTATACCACCAGATGTAGTTGCAGATAAGAAAAACAAATCCCCTGCGTCTAATCCGGATATATCTTTTAAACCAGCAACAACAACTTGTAATGATTCATCTGCTAATGCTGATATTTGTGCAAATCCTATTACAGAAGAATTCTCTAATAACCCATTTGCAGCACTGGCTTTACCAACTTTTCCATCAGATGTACGCATAAATAAAGCATCTCCCTCAGTCACAGCCTCAAATGCAGTAGCTGTAAAAGTGACTTGTGCTGGAGCAAAAGTTGGAAATCCTTCTTTTAAATCAATTACTGCATCAACTAATCCTCTATAATTTGGCTCATATGGTTGACGAGCCATGTTTACATTATTAGCTATCATCAAGTCTCTTAGAGCAGCAATAGCTCCTTCTATATTTGGTTCGTATCCTGTTGCCATAAAAGTATCCTACTCTTAATATTTTAAAATGTAAAAACCCTATAGAATAGAGATAGGGAGGAATACAAAGTGGAACCACAATTAATTGCAGCTATTATTTCGGGAAGCGTTGGAGCTTTTGCCGGTATTAGTAGAGCTCTAGGAAATTTTAATAAAAAATTAGACAAAAGATTTGAAAATATAGAAACAAATGTTGATAGACTAAGAAATGAAGTTATTCATGATTACGTTTTGAAAGAAGATTTTTTAAGAGAAATGCAAGCTGTCCATACAAAACTGGATAGAATACTTGACCATTTACTAAGCAAAAATTAAGAACCAACATCAACCCAATTAGAACTTGCAGATAAATATATTTTTAAAACCCCACTTCCACCTCCAGCCGTATCCCAGTGTAACTGTCCATTAACTGGATTAGCTGGCTGACCTGCAGAAACTGAAGCAACGGCTTTTGCAATTTGAAATGCAGCTCCATCATAGACTTTAAAGATATGAGTACTGGTTGTATCTAACCAAGTTTCACCTTTACTTAAAGATGTAAAACCAGCTGCAGAAGTATTTGGAGCAGTAGAACCAATATGTACTGGACCTACTTTAATCAATCCTGTACTTGGAGAGGCAGTATTATCTGCAAAAAATAAACCTGGACTCACACTATTATTATTTAATGCTAATTCTCCCTCACCAAGCCTTATGGGAAAAGGTCTATCATTTGCTGTACTTGATCTACGGCTTTGAATTTGTACTGCCATAATTAACTATTAATATATAATCCTGCATCTACTACTGTATCTTGAGCAGTCTCTGGATTATATGTTCCTGCATCTAAATTACTTGTTGTTACTGCAGAATCTATTAATTCTCCATTTATATAATCACCTGCTTTTAATAATCCTGATTCAAAAGCATTAGTAAATTCAATTAAAGGTTTATTTACTATTCCAAGTTTTATATCATCTAAAACTGTAGGTGCCTTGTTAAATAATTTATTTACCATTGCAATCAATCTATTTGTTGTATTTAATTGTTTTCCAGATCTATCTAAATTACCTTTGGAATCTCTTTTTAAACTGTCAGTAAGGGTCATTGCAATTACGGATGGATCAAAGTCTGCTACATCTTGAGGTAAATTAAAATCACCAATAATATTTTTATTACCTTGCCATTTTGTTGACCTATTATATAAAGCAAAAATTTCAACAGCTTCTTGCATTCTTCTTTTTTCTTTTGCCCATCTTTTTTCCCAATTTTCTAAACCTTTACCTATAGGTTTATCGTTAGGTTCTAATAACCATGCACCAACATATTCATGTTTTTTTAAATTTTCTACAGTTACATAGCCCCCTGTAGTTTGTACAAACGGATAAACAACAGTAAAACTATTAGGATTAGGAACATCACTTATAGTGTATTCACCGGATATTGCATTTCCACTTGTAAAATTTAATTGAATTTTATCGTTTTTATTTAAATTATGATTTTCAAAATCAACAGTAATGTTAATACCATCTTGGGTATATGTTGCTGCTAACTTTAGTGGTTCATTACCTTCATCATGAAGAATAGACCACATCGCTGCATAAATATGCTTGCACCATCGTAATTGATAATATTGTAAATTTTGAAAAGAATCTTCTTTTTTATCTTCGTATTCTGGTAATTGATAAAAATTATTTATTGTGACATAACCTAAATCTCTAAATACACCTGGTTCATCTCTTCTTTCATCTATCGTTCCATCATTTTGAATTATATTTCCTGGCTTTGTATCTCTAATGGCTGTTACTGGAAACTTCTCATGATTCTTTTGACTAAATAAATCATAACTGTCTCTTCTAGAAAAGTCCTGACAACTACAATTCCATCTTAATTCTGTTGTTAAAAATCTTCCTACAGCAAAACCTCTATGAGCAGGTACAGTAGTTTTGGCAATAGTATCTATAGTTTTTGCTCCATAACTATCTGCTTTTTGAAAAATAATCTCATTAGTTGAAACATCAGAACCTGTAACCGTGTATCCAACATAATCGTCATATCTAAACCCTCTTAATAATCTAGATAGGGTTAAATTACCAGAAGTTGTTCCACTTGTTATTGTTGTAACTTTAAATTCTGTGGTGCTTGTAACTTCTATTGTGTATCTACCAGATGGTACATTACCGGTGCTCACATCTAAAAATACTTTATTTCCTGTAGATAAACCATGAACTGAACTACAAGTCACTGTTACAGTTGATCCTGATCTTGAATATGTAGATGATATTCCGGGATCTCTTTCTATAATTCGATCTGCCATTCTTTCTCCTTCTAAAAAGGCAACTTCAGTAGGTAAAGATCTTAGTTTTACTCTTACAAATCTCCATCGGGTATCATTAAATTCTGTAGAATTATGATAAGTAACATTCCCAGAAGTCGATGCAGAACTTGATGCTGTAACGGTAAAAGTATTTTGTGTCTTACTTTGAATAGTTAATGTTTCATCTGTTGCACTACCTGAAGAAATATCTAAAAACACATCATCGCCTGGAAATAATCCATGATCATTTTTAGTAACAATTAAAGTCGTCCCACTTTGTGAATAAATTGCATTAACGGAGGGAGCTAAATATCTTACTTCTAATATTGGTAATCCAAATTCGTAAAAACTAAATCCATCTGTATCACGCATCCCACAAATATGCTCACCTAATTCTTGATTAGTAGAAGGAAAAGTAAAAATTCTTGCAGGAATAAAAACTCCTGGAAATTGTTGAAATGTAAAAAATAATCTATAGTCACCTCTCTTATCTCTTTCCTTAGAAGTTGATCCTAATATTGTTTGTGTAAATGTATATAATTCATATCCTCTTCTCCATCTAGTCCATAGAGAATCCTGATTATAAAATTTTACTTCACTCTCTAAAGCATAGCCATCTGATCCTCTTGGATAGACACTAGGTTCTTTAGGTTTATTTTCAAAACTTTTAAAATTATTTTTAAATTCGAAATTTGATTTATCTTCGAATTTTTTAAATCCGAATGACATTTTTTTTAGTAGAAACCACCTTGAACATTACAATAGAAACCATTAGTTAAAGCACTGGCTCCACTTGCAGCTACAAACAAGGCTTGTCCTCTTCTTAACATTAAACCTCTTTGTTTTGGTGCTATTTCATTATTAGATGCCCCGAAATTAGCAGCACCTGATTGCACTACAGGATGATTTATTAAAGGTAATTTTTCAGTTAATGTTGTACTTAATATCTGATTTTCTGCAACTTGTGGAATACTTTGAGTAAATAAAGGAAAAAATTGATTTATATTGGTAACTGTACCGGTACTTACTAAATAGAAACAAAAATCAATAGGTAAAGAAACATCAACATTACCTGTAATAGTGCCACTAGGAATAGTTGGAATAGTTATATCAAAAGTTGTAGGAGTAAAGTTTACTGTATCAAGAACTGTAAAGGTATCATCTTTTGGTACAGTTCCTCCACTATAAGTTTTAAAATCACAAAATAATTTTTGCCCTATTTCTAAATTATGTCCAGCAGTAAGTGTAATTGTACAAACACCTCCAGTTGCACTATAAGTTGCAGTTGTGGCAGTAACTGCATCCATCTTTTCAATTACTCTTTTTGTATAAGTAAACCAAATTTCATCTATGTATGCTCCACTAATTGATGTATCTGTCAATGCAGAGTCAACATCGAACACCTTAGTCGCATTACCTACCGCTGTAGGAATTAAACTTGTTAAAAAAGATTGTCCCGACGCAACTGTACATAGCGTTGAATTGGTTGCTGGGCGGTCAACCATCAATGGTTGTTTGTTTGAACTACTACTTGCCACGTTTATTTATTCAAGAAGACTTAATTTAATTATAAAGCAAGGTTTTTTTACTTATCTTTCTTATCTTCTTTTTTCTTTTTTACCATTTTTGATTTATCTAAAGCTTCTTTACGCTTCTCTTTATCAGACATTTCCTTACCGTCTTCTTTCTTTTTATTCTTATTTTTAAAATACTCTAATAACTGTGGTGGCATCTTACCTTTTTTGTTAGCCATTTAGTTTTCTTCCTCCCTATCAATTGGAATGTCTAAAGTTTGAGTAAACCTTTTGGGTAAATTAGTACCTTTTGTGTAAGTAAAAGGTGCTTGATCAGGACGAACAGAAAAAATATCTACTCGCTTTTCTCCTGCCATTCTAGTACGCCTCTTTTCTTTAAAAGGACTAGCTTTTATTCTCTCTTTGGGAGAAATAATATCTTTATCTCTATTGATACCTAAAGTATATCCTAATGATGTTCTTGGTTTTATTTTGTAACTAGGATGTTCTATAAAAGCTTTATCTTGATGTGGCATTGTTATCTATGATTTAATTCTAATAAAAGTCTGGTGCCTACAGCAACATCTGCTGGTCCAGGTAAAGCTTGAATAAATTCTGCACCTTCTCTGTTAAATCTATATCTTGCTTGTTCTGGATTACGATAATTAGGAACATATAAATGCATTGCTAATCTATCAGTTTCATAAATATAAATTTCTGTCCAAGTTTTTAAAGTTTCTCTAAAGTCTGAAGTAGCAACGGTACGGTCAACATCTCCAGCAATACTTTCAATTCTATTTCTTGGTAAAGTATTATTATTAATACTTCCAGTCATATCAGTTCTCTTTTCTGCTTCGTCACAACGTCCTAATTGTTCAACAATTTTACTCACCCAAAAAGAGTCCTGTACATTGTTAAGAGCCTCCTCTAATCTGGCTTGGTCACCAGCAGGTATAGAAGTTAAGTTATAACCTAGATGCCAACGAACTTTAGACTGTATAAATGTGTCAAGCTTCATTCAAACAAGTAAAATATACCTGCTATTAGTCTACTCTTACTAAGTTTTCTTTAAATATAGTATCCCAATCAATACGTTTAATATTTCTCAATTGTTCTAATTTTGTATATTTTTCTCCTGTCATGGTAGTTTGTAAATCTTTTATATCTCTTGCAGTTTTTAAACCTACCCCTGGCAAACTATCAGCTATTTGTCGTGCACTCGCAGTATTTATATTTAAACGAGTGTCAACTGGAAAAGTCTCTTTATTTAAAACTTTACCCTCTTTATCTCCAGAAGCTTTTAAATCTGCACTTAATCTTTCTTTATTTCTTATTTTTTCGGTGGCTTTATCTACACAAGGTATTAAATCATCCTCATTTACATAATCAACTTCATCGTTTGCATTCACAACCATAACAATACCTTCACCATGCTGCGATATTTTTTCAACTAATCCACCAGTAATCTTGTTTTGATACATCATAATTAAGTTTTTATCCTCTACTTAGCTTACCTTAAGAATTTTTCATTGACAATGAAAAAGCGAGTCGAGAGACTCGCCTTTCCAGATAATTTTAAAAATATAAATTAAGAATCTGTTCCGCCTAGCTGTGAAGCAAAGTCAATATTAGTTTGAACATCGCTCCATGATACAGCTCTTGATGCACGAAGATAGTTAATTCTGCAAAGAATATATGCAGCTCTACCTTCATCAGAATCAGTGTCAGAGATAAATACTCCGTCACCGTTTACAGCTGTTCCTGTAATACCGTTGACATTATAAACCTTAAAGGTTGTGTCAGCAGTAACCTTGAACATCATTGAGTTTGCTGCGTTTGCTGCAGTAATACCACCACCTGTTACAACACTCCAGAATGGAACAATACCATCGTTAGTGCCGTCAGTTGATGTGTTACCTGTTCCTTGAGCAATACCGGAAGCACCAATATCTAGTAAGGAAGAAGCAGCAGCTAAACCATTAGCCTGTGTAGAAGGAACACCAAAAGGTGCACCACTATTGTCAGGACCTAAAAGAAGAAATTCTCCGTTAGTACCCTGAAGATCAGCTGTTACTGGGGAAGCTGGAAAAGATGGAAGACCACCAGCAGGAATATCTTGAGCAATTGCTAAAGATGCCTGATATACGTAAGCAGGACGTGCTGTACTTGCTTTTACAACAAGAGATGTACGATCATCTCTTACACGATCATCTGGACGACGATCGGGAGAAGGAATTGTTATATCAAAACTTTTGAAGCTGGCTTTAGTTCCTGATTTATTAGAAACTTTAATAAAACCAATCTGCTCAAAAAGATCAATTCCTGGCCATCCATGAACACCTTCAGTATTGAAAGCGGATAAAGCATTTATCTGATTACCGGGCTGTAAGATAGCTCCAGCATCACTTTTGTAAGTTGCCATAGTTAAATACCTCCCTTATTCAGTAATTGTGAAGGCTGTTGTAACGAAGTCCTTATTCAAGTTCGCAAAACCAGCATATAACTGCCAGATGAGAATAATGAATCTGCTGAAGTCGTCATTGTTATTAATGAGTACTTGAGCATTTGGACCACCAATACCAACACCAATTGACTGAGGACCAAAGAATAGTCCAGCAGGAGTTGTTCTTGAGGAAGCACCGTTTCCATCTCCAATATCGACCGTAATTGTCTTAGATGGGAAGTTTGTAGATTCGAAGAATCTTACACCTTCAAACACGAATCCAGAAGGCATAACTGGTTCACCAGCTACGAACTGAGCTTGTCCATACTGTCCACCAGCATAGATAGCTTGGTTAGGACCCATAGCACCCATTAGAGGGTTGCCTTGTCCCATTCCTGGATATCTTGCTACTTCACGGAAGCCTTGATCGGCTCTTAGATCTTTCATAAATGAAGGATCTGCTATACAACGATAATATCCGTCTGCGAATACAGGTACGTGACGCTTTCTTAAACTCTTAACAACCTCAAGAAGGTCAGTTTTTACATTGAACTTAAAACGCTCAGAAGCAAATTCTGTAGCACTGTAAGCATTCAATGTTGTTGAGTTAGCTTTTGTCTTTGTATTTGGATAGTAATATCCACCTTGAGTATCAGATGAAGCACCACGAGATTCTGTCTTGAATAGTTCATCCAAGAAGACTCTGTCACGCCATCTACGGTAATCGTCTAACAAGGTCAACGAACCAATTGACTGATGGAAAATATTTAAATTTCCAGTGTCAAGAAGCAGACGCTGAGCTGTCATTAGGGTTTCTCTAGCAATTTTGAATGTGCTAGGTAGATTTGTGTTGTTAGGGTCAGCAGGACCTGTATATTCCCTAAGAGATACAAGTACTTTGTCCTTTACGATAGATCTGCTGTTTGCTGTGCCAATTGTCTGATCCTGAGTCCTCTCTCTAGAGGTCTTAGTTCCAGGATTGCCAAAGAAACGGTAGCGGTCTAACTGAACGGTCTGACCTGGCTGCTTGGTGAAGTCATGTACAACCACTGGCTCTGTCGCCATCTCTACGATATACGCAGGATGTGGTCTATATAACTCGGCACCCAGCAGCTTCGGAAAATCGTTATCTATAAACATTTTAGAATTTCAGCTAGGTTTGCTGATAGCGAACACTAAATTGTGTCCTTGAAACTGGAAAGTAAATTCCATTAAGTACAATTATACTTACCCTTAATAAACGAGATTATATAAGTTTTGTCTAAATAATTACGTTATCTTCTACGCGAGAGCTATATCCATCTAGTTGATTACCTAAAGAATATGTAGCTGAAGGAACAACACCTATTCTATGCATAGGAGTAACATATCCATCTTCGGGTTGTAAATCTGGTGTTGATAATCTATCTATTTCACTCTGTAAAACATCTAAACGATTTTCTAATTCATCCATTTCATCTTCACGATCTTCAATGGCTACGTCATTAAGAAAATCTTTTGCCATCATTTTGGCTTTTTTTGCTTTTTTTAAATCCATTTATTTTTTACCTTTATTAGATTCTAAAGGGGGCTGACCTACAGGTAGTTGACTTAAACCGGCTGCAGGTAAATATTGTGATAAAAACATCTGCTCTTGGCTTCTAATAAAATCTTGATTTCTTTCAGCAGCTACCATATTTTGCGGAGCTAATAAACCATTAGCTGGTAATGGAGATCCTGGTAAATTTAATTTTAAATAAGAAGCATCTAAATCAGATGGCATCTTTGCACCTTCAACAACTCTAGTATCTCCTTGACGCATTCTTATACTTTCATATTCATCTCTATTTCCTGAAGCTAATTGACTTTGTACATCTGTACCTCCGAAACCAACTAATTGAGGAGATCCTATAGGACCACCTGCAGTTCCTATAGCTTGTAAAAATTGATCTGCTCTTTGAGTAGTACTAGCTTTTTTCTTTTTCATAATTAAAAGTAAAATGGGGTGAAATTTTTAAAAATCACCCCTTTTTTTATTATTCCATTACGAGAAGTTTCTCGCGGAACACTTGTGGGTTTTGCTGTGCAGCATTTAAATATCTCCATGCGTTCTGTGGGTCACGGTCTGCAGCTCCACCAAAGTCCTTCCAGAAATCTTCTGAATTAGCAGGAGCTTGTGGTTGTGGAGGAACAGGCATTTGAGGTCTTGCAGGAGCTTGTGCTTGTGCCTGACCTTGTGCAGCAGCTGGATTAGGAACTTGCTGACCTGCGAATGTAGGAGCCTGTGGATATGCTGGTGCATCATCCTCTACTGGATAAGGACCATTCTCTCCAAAGAACTCACATGTGTAATCAGCTAGAACGTCTGGATCTGTAAGAATTGTCTCGTAAGCTTTATGCTCTGTAGACATTTCCTGTAATAAGTTAACTGCTTCTTGTAGTTGGCTATTTGTCTGAATTAATGCGTCTTCAATCTGACAAGCATAGTTATTTAAAACTGCCGGAGCATCAGCACCAAAATGATCAATTACTTCAAGACTTTCTGGACTTACCCCGTTGGCTAGGAGCTGATCCTGTGTTATCTCCTGAGAAGTTTGGGAATAATTGTTGGAGTATGCCTGGTTGTTGTTGTTCGAAGGCGTATAAGTCTGCTGAGCCGGATTGTTGTATGGGGTTGTTTGTTGGTATCCGTAATTGGCCTGGTCTGCTGCTGGATTCACTGTCGACTGTTGACCCAGGGACGGGAATTGGACTGGTGAACTCAGGAGCCCCACTACCCTGTTGAATGCGTCCTTGTATGGGTTCTCCGCTTGTGGAGTTGCCTGCTGTTGCTGGGGCTGATATTGAGTAGGGGTTGATTGGTACCCCTGTACCCCCATCTGGGCTTGCACTTGTGGTGCTGGTGCCACCTGTTGGGTTGTTGGTGCCACCCATTGTGGGGAAGTTGCCACGGAAGGAGCTTGGGCTGCTGTCTGAGGAGCCACGTAGCTGCTCTGCTGGGTCT